CTTGTTTTGCGCACAAAGTAAAAAAATGAGATTTTCCGAGTTTTTTAGATGGATTTTTTGAAAATAAAGGCATTTCGATAAATATGGGAAAAGATTATTGCGTTTATAGACACACTTCTCCGAGCGGCAAAGTTTATATAGGAATAACTTGCAGAAATCCTTTGTATAGATGGAATGGCGGGAAAGGATATTCCGAAAACAGAATTTTCTTTGACGCGATTATCAAATATGGTTGGGATAATTTTAAGCATGAAATATTGTATGATTCGTTGACAAAAGAAGAAGCGGAGAAAACAGAAATTGAACTGATTGAAAAGCACAAGAGCAATCAAATAGAATACGGATACAATCATTCAATTGGCGGAGATTGTAGAAACAAAGGCACAAGCAAATATGTTGGGACTGTGATTCAAAATTTTACAGTGTTAAGCATAGACGGAAAGAAGTATACAATTCGATGCAACAACTGTGGAAGAGAAATGCAGAGATATGGCGCAATAATGACTGCAAAGACAAAAATCAAATGCGAGTGCATGAAAGCGAACGAAAAAAATTTATGAAAGGGAGTTGATGCAGATGAGCAGAGAAGAAACGCTGAAAGCGTTTTTTGAAAATGTTGATGAAGATAAAAGACAATTTGCGCATGATACCATCGATGAATATCTCTTTTTCATAGACAGAATTGCGGAGCTGCGCAAACTCCCATACATAAGAGTTGACAAGAAGAATCCCGAAAGACAGCAATTGACTCCTGCCGCAAAACTCATTCGGGAGTATTCGCAAGCCGTTGACGCAAAAAGAAAAACTCTGCTGATGATTCTTTATCGCGTGGAGAACAGCGCGGCAGATGAATTGCTCTCTGTGCTGAAGAATTTTGAATGAAAACATATCTTGAACAGTACAGTGATCTGATTCAGTCGGGTGATGTCATTGTCGGGTATTGGATGCGGCGAGAGATTGACAATCTCATTGAAGATTTGAACAATCCCGCATATATCTACGATGTGACCGAAGCGCACAAGCGAATCAAATTCATGCAAACTTTGTGCTTGCAGTCGAAACATCCGTATTTCGGAAAACCGATAGAATTGATGGCGTGGCAACTCGCTTTCATTGAAAGTCTTTACTCTTTCAGAATGGCAGATACAAAGCACAGAAGATTTGTTGAAGCACTTCTTGAGATAGGACGAAAAAACGGAAAGTCAACACTTCTTGCGGGAGACGGAAACACAGACTTGTTTATCGGAGAGGGCGGCAGTGAAATCTGTTGCGCTTCAAACGATGACAAGCAGAGCAAATACATATGGCGCGAGATTGCAGGCATGAGAGCAAGGCTCGATCCGAAGAAAGCAATCACATCACAAAACTTGACCGAGATTCGCAACGATGTCAAGAACATCATTGTTTCGAGGATGTCAAGCAAAACGCAAAACAAGGACGGCGGCAATTATACAAAGACTTATCAAGATGAGAGCCATGACGTTGACGAGGAAAACGGCAACTGCGAAATTGCTGAAGCTTGTTGGCGCGGAATGTCAACAAAAGATGAACCGCTTTTCATAAACTGCACAACACAAGGATTCTCCCGCGATGGGTGCTATCTCGATAAAAAAATCGAGAGGGCGAAAAAGGTTATCATGGGAGAAATAGACGATGCGCATTTTCTGCCGTTTCTGTTCGAGCAAGACTCCGAACAAGAGATATGGCAGGATGAAGCATCATGGGAGAAGTCAAATCCGTCTTTGCGTTACGGAGTCAAAAAGCTTTCAAAACTGCGCCGAGATGTTGACATTGCGCGGACGGACAAAGCGGCAAGGTTGCATCTTCTGTGCAAGGATTTCAACATCAAGCAGAACTCCGCAGAGAGTTGGCTTCGCTCGGAAGATTTCACATATATTCAAGACAAGAAGTCTCTTGAAGATTTTCGCGGCTGTGTGTGCCTTGCAGCTCTCGACTGTTCGCAGACAACGGACTTGACAAACTTGAAACTGCTGTTTATGCGACAAGGAGATAACACAAAATATATCTTTTCGCATTATTGGATTCCCGAAAGCAAGCTGACGGACAGCGCGGACAAATCAGCGGGAGCGCAGTATGAAGAATGGGCGCAAAAAGGATATATGACGATACAGAAAGGCAGTATCATCGATCTGACCGCAATCGTTGAGTACATCCGCAAACTCAAAACGCAGTACGGCATCACGGTTTACAAATGCGGCTACGATAAAGCATACGCGAGAGAATTTGAAAAAGCGATTGACGAACTTTCTGAAGATATCAGAGAGCCTATCAATCAAAAAGTGATGTCAACTCCGATGAAGTGGGCAGAAAGAGACTTTCAAAGTCACATTATCAACTTCGGCAACAATCCTGTTGACGAATGGTGTCTGTCAAATGCTTGTTGCTTCATAGACGGTCACGAAAACTATTCTTGCAAGAAATCACAAGCAAACAAGCGCATTGACGGCGCAGTTGTATTTATCATCATGTATGCGACTTTGCTGAAGTTTAATTCCGATTTTCAAAGATTCATAAAATAAAGGGGTGAGCATAACGGGACTTTTCAATCTCTTCAAAAAGAAAGAAGCCAAACAGGGGCTGAAGTATGCGCCGACAATGGCAGGAAACTCGCCTTTTTATTCTTCTTTCGGTGATAACGTGTACGCATCGGACATTGTGGTGCAGTCAATCCGTTGCAAAGCAAACGAATTCAAAAAGCTTCAGCCGCGACACATTCGCAAGACTGACGGCAATCAATCAGTGATATCAGATTCAAGCGTTGCGAGGGTACTACAAAGACCGAACGCATGGATGACACAAGCGGACTTTCTCGAAAAGATTACCATTCTGCGAGAACTGAGCAAGAATGCATTTATCTATCCCGAATATTACATCACAAAAGGCGGCGAAAGGTTTTACACCGCACTCTATCCGTTGAAGCCGACACAAGCGCAGTATCTTGCGGACAGCGGCGGGAATCTTTTCATCAAACTTTCGTTTGCAAGCGGATATGAAACAACACTTCGCGCCGACAGCGTGATTCATTGGCGCAAAGATTACGGAGTCAATGACTATTTCGGCGGTTCTGCTTTCGGCAGTGATGACAATGCGGGACTGATGGTAATGCTCAAGCGATATGACCAACTGACGCAGAGTATCGCAAAGGCTCTTGAATGTTCTTGTCAGATCAACGGAATTGTGAAGTACAATTCATATCTTGACGATGCGGCAACAGAAGCGGCAAGAAAAGAGTTTGAAGAAAATCTCAAGAATAATAAAAGCGGCATTCTGTTCTCTGATCTGAAAACAGAATACACGCATTTGCCGAGAGACGTGAAGCTTGTCGATGCGGAAACACTGCAATTTTTCTATGATACCATCTTGAGAGCGAACGGAACTCCGCTTTGCATCCTCAACGGAGATTATACGAAAGCGCAGAAAGAAGCCTATTATGAACACGCGCTTGAAGCGGACATCAAGAGTCTCGGACAGGCAATGAGCAAAGTGATGTTTTCCGACAGAGAATTTTCATTCGGCAATGAAATTATCTTTTATCCGAATTCGATTGAATTCATGTCTATGGAAAACAAAATCAGTGCATTGCAGACAGGACTGCCAGCAGGCATTTTCACGAAAAACGAAGCGCGAGAACTTCTCGGCTATGCGCCTATCGAGGGCGGCGATGTAATGCCGAGAGGATACAACGAAGTCGATACAACAGGAGATGGCGGCAATGAGTGATAAAGAAGTAAGACTTGCTAACATATCCGATTTTAACATTGAACTCCGCAAAGATGAGAACGAAAGCGGCAAAATGATAATCGAAGGATATGCGGCAGTATTTGATGAAGAAACTCTCATCGGCAATGAAGAGTGGGGATTCTATGAGCGCATAGAAAAAGGCGCGTTTGACGGGACAATGATGAAAGATGTCCCGCTGAAATATAATCACTCGGACAATGTGCCGATACTCGCAAGAACTCGCAACAAGAGTCTTGAACTCAAGACAGATGACAAGGGGCTTTTCATCCGTGCGGAGCTGCTTGATACGCAAGACAACATTGATATGTACAAGCGAATCAAAGCGGGGCTGATTGACAAAATGTCTTTCGCTTTCACGGTGAAAAAGGATGCTGAAGAATGGGAGAAAGGCGAAATCCCGAAACGAACAATCAAACAGTTTGACAGATTGTTCGATGTTTCTGTTGTTGACGTGCCTGCATATGACGGCACTTCAATATATGCGCGGAGTCTTGAAATGTGTGAGACTTTCAAGAACGCAGTGGAGACTGTGCCGCAAGAAAAGCGTGATTATTCGATCACAAATTTAATTAAACAGTACAAAGGAGTAAACAGATGAAAGAGAAACTGACAAAACTGCTTGAAGCAAAGCAGGAGCAGAAGCACAATCTTGATGCCGCACTCATTGAGAGTGACAGCAAGGAAGAGAGAGCCGCAATCGGTGAGACGCTCAAAGCACTCGCAACTGAAATCGCGGATGTTGAAGCGATGCTTGCGGAGATTGACGAGCCTGCACCGACCGAAGAGAACAAAGACGAGAACGAAGGAGACGAAAGAAAGATGGATATTCTTGAAACAATGCAGACTCGCGCACAGGGCGCAAGCGACCTCGAATACAGAAAGGCTTTCCGCGACTATATTGCAAACGGTGACAAAAAGAATCTTCGTGCGGCGGCAGGAAACGCGACCACTGACACGAACGGTGACACTGTAATTCCCGAAAATCTTCTCAATCAGATCATGGAGAAGCTTGAGACTGTCGGCACGATTTACAATCTTGTCACAAAGACTGCATATCCTGTCGGACAGACTATTCCCCGCGAAGCAACGAAGCCCGTTGCAACTTGGGTTGGCAGAAACACTACAACTCTTGCATCGTCTACGAGCGGCGAGGGCAACGGCTCAACTGTTGTTAAGGGCGTAAATCTTGACACTGCAATTTCGTTCACGCATTTCAAGCTTCGCTGTGAAGTTGCAATGACTGAGGAAGTTGCACAGATGTCGCTGTCTGCATTCGAGGCTCTGTTCGTTAAGAATGTTTCTCTTGCAATGCTCCGCGCAATTGAGGGCGCAATCGTTGACGGTGACGGTTACGGACAGCCGACAGGTATTCTTGCAAATACTGCGCCTACAAGACAGGCAATCGAAGTTGCCGCAGACGGCACACTCGGCTATCAGCTTCTTTGCGATGCAGAAGCCGCAATCCCGCCCGAGTATGAAGCGGGTGCAAAGTGGTGTATGTCGAAAAAGACCTTCATGGACTTTGTGGGCATGGTCGATTCCAACGGACAGCCCATTGCGCGTGTAAACTACGGCATCAACGGCAAGCCCGAGAGAACGCTTCTCGGCAGAGATGTTGTTCTGTATCAGCCGCAGAGCGGTTCGAAGCTTGGCAACTATGCTGACACTGTGTCTGCTGACACTCTGTTTGCATTCATCTTCAATTTTGAGGACTACATCCTCAACAACAACTATGATCTCGGCATTCAGCACAAAATCGATTGGGATAACGAAGATCACCGCACAAAGGCTGTTGCCGCATACGATGGCAAGGTTGTTGACAAGGGTTCTCTTGTTACGCTGACCAAAAAGAAAGCGTAATGTGTCATTACGAAGCAATAACGAAGGAGATGTGAACATATGCTGACAACTCATTGTCTCAAAAATCTTATCCGCAAATTCGGCGGCACTCCCCCGAAAGGCAATTCGACAACGGCTTGCCTTGCCGAGAATTGATTTTACCACGACTGTGGACGGCGAAAGCGAAGATGTCTGCAAGTTTACTGTTCCATGCCAAAAAATGGACACTACTTATCCGATAAAGACAAATCTTGCGTTTCGCTTTATACCGCAATTTGACGGCGTACTTTGTAAAATGCTTTTGGGCTTGAACAAAAAGAGTACGGATTTCTATTGTTATGATTCAAGTGAATCGGGGGTGCAGTACATTGAGAAGCTTTGCCCGAGCTCTCCCACTGGAAAATATAAGCTTTCGGGTTTCAAGCTGCAAGGTACGGCAACTGTAATTATCAACGAATGAGGGCATAAAAATGGCGCAACTGACAGCTACAGAAAGACTTGCAGAAGTAAAAACGGCACTCGGCATCTCGGGCAATTATTCCGATGATACTCTTCAATTCTATATCAACGAAACAATCGCAGAACTGATTGATGCAGGTGTCAAAAAGACTGTTGCGGAGAGTGATGCGGCTGTCGGTTGCATCGCTCTCGGAGTCAATGACTTGTGGAACTATTCAAGCGGCGGCGTGAAGCACAGCGAACAGTTTAACCGCAGACTCATTCAGCTTTGCGCAATGACCGAAACGGAGTGATTAAATGTACAGACCGACAGAAGCATCACAGATGACCACGCCGATGCAGTTGCAACAGCCGTCAGAAGTCACGGAGTACGGTGTAAGTACAAAGACGTGGAAAACGATTGACGGCGTTATAATGTGCAATTTCAAAACATACGGCGGCACAGAGACGGTCAGTAACAACATTCTTTCTGTCGAGGACACAGCGCAGATTGTATGTTGGTATCGTCCCGACATCAAGAGCGATTGCAGACTTGTCCGTTTGAGTGATGGAGCTGCGTTTGAAATTCTCGGAGAGCCTGAGAACATCGAGATGCGCAATCAGTTTTTGAAATTCAAAGTCAAAAGAGTGGTTGGGGGGGCGTAAATGTATAGCGTATATAAACATACTTCTCCAAATGGGAAAGTTTATATAGGCATAACTGCGCGAGTCCCTGAAAAGCGGTGGAATTGCGGAAACGGATACAGAAACAATCTGCATTTTTGGAACGCAATTCAAAAGTACGGTTGGGAAAACTTCTCACACGAAATACTTTTCAGCGAATTGAGCGAACAAGAAGCACAAGAAATCGAAATTCGCCTTATTGCAGAATGCAAGTCAAGCGAATACGCTCACGGATATAACCGTTCGGCGGGTGGAGAGCCTTTCTATCAGTGTAAACACAGCGAAGAAACAAAAAAGTTGTATAGTTTGCAAAGAAAAGGAAAGAGAACAGGCTCACTCAATCCAATGTACGGAAAATGTCTCAACGGAGAGAAAAACGGAATGTTTGGCAAACATCACTCCGATGAATGGAAAAAACAAAGAAGTGAGAAGTACACAGGGGCTGGACATCCTCGATACGGCACTCATTTGACGGAGAAACAAAAAGAGACAAATATGAAAGCGCAACCGAACAGAAAAAAAGTATGTGAATATGGCGAAAATGGCGAACTACTTAAGACATATGAAAGCATACGAGAAGCCGCAAGAGAAAACGCAGTAAACAAATCATCTGTAATGCGTTGGTGTAATGGAGAAATCCGAGCGGCAAACGGGCATAAATGGGCTTTCATAAAGGGCGGTGCTTAATATGGCAAACAGCGGCATCACTTTGAAGCTTGAAGGATTCGAAGAACTGCTGAAAGATATCGAGTCAGCGGGGCGGTCGATGAATTCTGCTGTTGATAGTTGTATGAAGCAGTCGGCGCAAATCGCAGAAAAGGAACTCAAAACGCAGATGCGCAAAGCGCAAGTCCCCGACAATTTAACAAACGCGATGCCGCCGCCCGAGATCGAATGGGACGGGAATCAATGTGTTGCCAAAGTCGGGTATAAAAAAGGCGCGTATGACCCGAATAATCCGTCTGATGCGTATAAAGTGATATTTCTCAATTACGGAACACCGCATCGAAAGAAACACGGTCATGTCAAAGCGCGGGGATTCATTGACAAAGCGAAGAAAAACGCTTCTCGACAAATCAAAAAAGAGCAGAAAGCAACGCTTGAAAAAATTCTTGAAAGGTTGAAGAACGGATGAAACAACTCTTGATTAACACGTTGAATGCGTTCGGATATCCTGTATATCTTCAAGGAACGCTGAATCCCGATAAAGCATATCCCGAAAGCTTTGTCACTTTTTGGACTGACTACACTGCGGACAATGCGCATTATGACGATGATGTTCATTCTGTTGATTGGAATTTTACCGTGATTTTCTACTCAAGCGATCCGACACTTGCGAACACTGTTCCGCAATTGATGCGCACCGCGCTGAAGAACGCAGGATTTATTCCGCAAGGAAAAGGGCAAGACATTCCGAGCGATGAGCCTACTCACACAGGGTGGGCAACAGAATATATTTACACAGAAATTCAAAAAAAGGAGAACAGACATGGCAGTTGAATTCAGAGGATGCAAGCGGCTTGTGTTTGCAGAGGTAACAAAAGATAACAACGAGTCGGGCGCATCGGGCGGCTACACCACAGGCACGGTCAAGGTGCTTGCGCCTGTTGCGGAGATTAGCAAGACGGTTGAAACTTCCGCAGAATCAAAGTATTACGACAACAAGGCGGCAATCGTCATTAACAGTGAAGGTGCTGACACTGTATCATTTACTATCGCAATTCCCGATGATGAAATTCTCGCGGAGATTACGGGCAGAACTTACGATTCTACGAAAAAGATGTTCATCGAGAGCGAGCGCGAAACGAAGTATTTCGCGGTCGGCTACATTCTCGGCGAAAAGGGCGAGGGTGATGATGAGCGTTATGTTTGGCGGTACAAGGGAACATTCAACATTCCCGATGAGACTTCGGCAACGGAGAATGACGGCACTGATTCAAACAACATGACTCTTGAATATACGGGAATCTACACCGACCACGAATTCACAAACGGAAAGGGAACGGGCGTGAAAGGAGCTGCGAAAGCGTCTTTCATCCGCGAGAGCAACAATGTCGCTACTGCTGACGAGTGGTTTGCGGCGGTTGCCACTCCCGACTCTACTTTTACTTAATTAATTAAACAATTCCGAGACTGCCGAGAAAAACTCTCGGCAGTTGTCGGATAACGAAAAGGAGAATTAAGATGAAAAACATTCTTTCTCGATTTAAGTCATGGGCGGTTTGGGTATCAATCGCCGCGCTTGTAGCGTTTTGCGCAAAAGAATTTTGCGGCACTGATATTTCAAACACTGTTGACGGACTTCTCAATGTGCTGTTGCCCGTGCTTGTGGCATTCGGAATCGTGAACAATCCGACAGACAAATCAAACTTTTAAGGAGCGAGAACATGGCACAGTTTGAACTAAATACATACGGCGCAGATGATGAAGTGCTCAAGCATTTTGAAACCGACAAAGCGAGATGGGGCATATTCATGCAGGCACTTGAAGTCGCAGACTCTCTTGAAGAGAAGAGCGCATCTGAACAGTTTGCGCTGATTAACACTTTCGTAAAAAAGATATTCCCCGATCTGACTGATGCTGATCTTGAGAACGCCGATGTTGATGATGTAATGAACACATTCAAGCAGTTGCTTGCGAAAGCGGGCGCGATTGGCGGTGGCAGAAAAAACGCAGTGGGGGCAGAGTAAGCACTGCCCCGATTGATGTTCATTTTGAACTTATGGAAACAACTTTCACGCTTGCAAGAAATTTTTCGGTGACTCCTTTTGCGATTTTTGAACAGGACTGTGACGAGGTAATTTCGGTGATAAATCACTACATCAAAAAAGCAAATGCGTCTCCCGAGAAGTCTTGTAAAGACAAGAATCAGCGAATTCGGGTAAATGACAAAACTGCTTCGGGCGGGTGGTGGTAAACATGGCAGGAAATGAAACTCTCGGCGCAAGTTTTTCGATTGATACAACAAATCTAAAAGCGGGACTTGCACAAGCAAACAGAATGATTCGTGAAAGCGAATCGGAATTCAAAGCCGCCGCCGCAGGAATGGACGATTGGTCGAAGAGCGAGGACGGACTGAATGCAAAAATCAAGTCGCTCAACAATGTAACAGAACTTCAGCGCAAAAAAGTTGATGCTCTGCAAAGCGAATATGACAAACTGATTGCAGACGGACTTGACCCGACAAGCAAGCAGGCAGTTGAACTGCGGACAAAAATCAACAGCGAAACCGCCGCGCTGAACAAGAACGAATCAGAACTTCAGAAGCAGACGAAAGCACTTGAAGAACTCGGCAAAGAGTCAGACGATGCGGGAAAGCAAACGGAAAAACTCGGTGACAGCGCAGACAAGGCAGGCGGCAAGCTTGGCGGTTTGGGCAAAATTGCAGGCGGTGTTGTGGGCGGCATCGCGGCAGTCGGCGCGGCTTGCGTTGCGGGGATTGGCGCATTTCTCGGACTTGCTGAAAGCACAAAAGAAACGCAAACAGCAATGGCGAAGCTTGATAATTCTTTTGCAACAGCAGGACTGAGCGCGCAAGATGCATCAAACACAATCTATGGCTTGTATGGCGTACTCGGCGATATGGACAGGTCAACGGAAGCGGCGAACTTGCTTGCGAAGATGTCCAACAATAGCGAGGACTTGGAGAAAAACACTCGCATATTGACGGGCGTGTTCGCTGAATTTGGCGATAGTATCCCGACAGAGGGACTTGCCGAAGGAATGCAGGCAACTGCGCAGATGGGCGAGGTGCAAGGCGTACTCGCGGACGCACTCGAATGGCAAGGCATAAATCTCGATGAGTATAACGAGAAACTTCAAGCAATGTCCACTGCGGAAGAACGTGCCGCATATATTCAAGAAACGCTGACAGGACTGTACGGAGAAAGCGCGGACGCATACCGAGAAAACAATCAAGCTTTGATTGAAAGCAACGAAGCGCAGCTCCAACTTGACCAAAGCATGGCAGAACTCGGAAAGATTGCACTGCCGATCATGACATCGTTGAAGAAGTTTGCATCAGAGTTATTGCAGGCGATTACTCCGTTTGTGAAACTCATCGGAGAGGGCTTGACGGGCGCATTTGAGGGCGCGGCTGATGCAGAGCAGAAACTTGCGGACGGCTTGAGCGGTGTTTTGACAACTGCGCTTGACAAAATCACAAAGATGGTGCCGACCGTCCTCAATGTTATTGTAACCATGATTCCCGCTGTGCTTAATGCCATAGTTAAGGCAGTCCCGAAAATACTTGACGCAATTGTAAAAGTAATTCCCGACATCGTACAGATGTTGCTCAATGCTGTCCCGATGCTCATCACTTGCGCTTCGGACATCATTTCGCAAGTGCTTGCCGCGCTTGGGGAGCTGCTCCCGCAAATCGTTCAAAAGATTATTGATATTTTGCCCGTTGTTATTCAAGCACTGATTGAAGCTGTTCCGCAACTGCTCGATGCGGCTATTCAATTTTTAATGGCGATTGTTGACGCAATTCCGACAATCATCGAGAGTCTCTTGCAAGCATTGCCGACAATCATTGATACAATCATCAACGGTGTTCTCGATGCACTTCCGCAACTGCTCGATGCGGCTATCACGTTATTGATGGCAATCGTGGACGCAATCCCGACAATCATTGATTTGCTGATTGAGAATCTCCCGACAATCATTGACACAATCATCAATGCCGTTCTCAACGCGCTCCCGCAATTGCTTGATGCATCAATCAAGCTGTTCTTTGCATTAATTGAAGCAATCCCGACAATTATTGCGGCACTGTATGAGAGATTGCCCGAAATCGTTGCCACGATTGTGACAAGCCTTGCAAAAGCAATTCCGCAAGTGCTGAAAACTGCGCGGGATATGTTCGAGCAGATAATTAAAGCAATCGGAGAATTTCTCAAAAAAATCCCGTCCAAAATCGGCGAAATTGTCGAAGGAATGGTCAAGGGCTTGAAAAAAGGCGTGTCGAAAATCAAAGATGTCGGCAGTGATTTAATCAAAGGACTGTGGGAAGGTATCTCGGATATGGTCGGATGGATTACCGACAAAATCGAGGGATTCGGCGCGGATGTTCTTGACGGCATAAAAAGCTTCTTCGGCATTGCTTCTCCGTCAAAAGTGATGGCTGATGTTGTCGGAAAAAACTTGGCTCTCGGAATCGGAAAAGGCTTCGAAGATAACATTGCGGGTGTCAACGATGATATCACGGACGCGATAAACTTTGACGATGCGCCTGTCAGCGGTAGCGCAGGCGGCGGAAAGCGCGGCGGTGTTACTGTATACCAAACGAACAACTATTCACAAGCGCACAGTCGGTATGAACTCTACAAGAGCAAGAAGCAGACAGAAGCGGCTGTGAGACTTGCAATGGGGGTGTAACTGATGATATTTGACTTTATCTCGGCAAGGGGAGATGTTCTCCCTTTGACATCAAATGATGATTTTTGGCTGACAAACATTGACGGTCAGACAACTGCAAACACATCGATCTCGAGCAATGTCATCGGGGGAGTTGACGGCGATGATGTCAACAACATTCAAGCACAGCCGCGAACAGTCATCTTTGATTTGCGCATCAAAAGCGGTGTCAATGTCGAGGATGCGAAACGCAGAATTCTCAAAGTTATCAAGCTGAAGCAGAACGGCACTCTCCGATGGACGCAGAACGAAAGAACGGTTGACATCATGGGGAAAGTCGAAGCTGTTGACTTGATACGATGGACGAACACAGCAACAATGCAAGTCACTTTGCATTGTGAACAGCCGTTTTGGGAAGATGCTGAAAGTGTAATCGAGCAGATAAACGAAGCAATAAATCTGCATTACTTCACATCCGACATATATGGGATGTTGTATTTTCCCGAAAGCGGCATTGCGCTCGGAGAGTATGACACAACACGGTCAAAGCATTTCTACAACAGCGGAGATGTCGAAGTCGGATTTCAAATTGATATCATTGCAATCGACGCCGTTACGAATCCGATTATTTACGATGCAAACGGCAGATTTTTCGGTGTAGGATATGGCACAGGCGAAAAGCGCATTGTCATGGAAAGCGGTGACAAAATAATCATCACAACTCAGCGCGGGAAAAAGGCGGTCACGCTGAACGGCGTTTCGATATTTGACAAAATCAAGCCGAATTCCACTTGGTTGCAGCTCTCAACGGGAGACAATCAATTTGCAATAAATTCGGACGATGAAAGTCTCACGAATATGTCGTTCAATTTGATTTACAAACGGCGATACATATGAGGTGATCTGAATGAAAAGAGCATACGGCATAGATGTCTCATATTATCAAGGCACCATTGATTGGACTGCTGTCAAGGCATCGGGTGTTGAATGGGTAATTCTGCGCGGCGGCTTCGGAAATAGCAATGTTGACACGCAGTTTGTCAATAATATCAACGGCGCAGTTGCGGTAGGAATAAAGAGCATCGGCGTTTATTGGTTTTCGTACTGTCATGACACCGATTCGGCGCAGACTGAAGTTGATTTCTGTCTCAAAACAATCGCACCGTATAAACAGCATATCAATTTGCCCGTGTTCTTCGATTGGGAAGAAGCATCGTACAGCTACGCGCAGAGGACATACGGCGAAACGCTGACAGCGGCGCAAATTCAGCAGTTTGCAACAACATGGTGCAATGCTGTTGCGGCGGCGGGATATGATACAGGCATCTACTCGAACAAGAGCAATGCGGCAGGATGGTTCAAGACTTCAAGCGGCTACTTGTGGGATGATCTGAATTGCGAATTTTGGTATGCGCGATACGGCGCAAATAACGAAACTTCACTGTTCATCATTCCCGCATTTGAAGCAACGGCACTTTCGGAACATCCCGAAATGAAAATCTTTCAATATTCCGATGTCGGCAGAATCAGCGGCATAAATTCGCAAAGAGTTGACTTGAACATTCGATATCTTGAAGAAGTTGAGCCTGTCACTCCCGATGAGCCGATTGAAACATTCACACCATCATACGGCATTGATTATGTCGAACTGAGAAACGCAGACAGAGAAGTTGTCGGCATATTGGATACGGCGCAATCAATAATATGGCATTCGGTATATTACGGTGTCGGAGATTTTGAGGTTTATATTAAATGCTCCGAAGATACAATCAGTCTTGTGAATGCGGCAGAGTATGTCACGCGACCGAACAATGACGAAGTGGGAATTATCGAATCGATCTCCATCAACAGCAATCCGCAGGACGGCACAATGCTGACTATAAGCGGACGTTTTGCAAAATCAATTCTTGACAGACGATTGATTTACAATCTTTCGGGCAAAACAAATGCCGCGACAATTCTGCGCGGCAATGTTGAAACGAGCGTCCGCAAAGTTGTTTCCGCAAATGCAATTGATTGCACCGACACGAACAGAAACATTGACATCATCGGACTCGGCGCAGTCGCGGGAATTAAGAAAATCATAGTTGACGAGAGCGGAGCTGCGGCGCAAAAGCAAGTGTCATACGGAAATTTGCTTTCATATACCGATTCGGTATTGCAAGAATACGGACTTGCATCAAAGATGACGCTTGTCAATGGCAAATTGCTTTATAAGGTGTACGAAGGGATCGACCGAAGCGCAAGCAACGCTGACGGCAATATGCCGATTATCTTCGCAAAAGAATATGACAATCTCAATTCGAGCGCGTATTCGTACAATACGGCAAACGAAAAGAATGTTGCACTTGTCGGCGGAGAGGGCGAAGGGCTGAACAGATTTTACACGCTTATGGGAAGCGCAAGCGGACTCTCTCGAAAAGAGCAGTGGGTCGATGCTTCTTCAATCTCTCAAAAATACGATGATGACAGCGGAAACGAACAGACATACACCGATACGGAATATGCCGAAATGCTCAAAACGCAAGGCAAGCAAAGCATCAGCGAATTGAAAGTTATCGAAGATTTTGACGGCACACTTGATGTCACAAACGGCAATTGGGTGTATGGCATAGATTTCTCGCTCGGTGATATCGTCACCGTGCAAGACAATGACATCGGCAAATACATCAATGCGCGAATCACAGAAGTCACAGAAGTGCAGGACGAAAACGGCTTTTCTGTTGATGCAGTATATCAAGGGGAATAACTATGGATTATGTAATAAGTTTCATTCTGACCGCGCTCACGATACTCACAGGAGTGTCGACAGTTGTCAGCTTTTACAACGGCAGAAAAAAAGACACAAGGCAAGACGGAGAACGCGAAGCAACTCTGCGATCTGATTTGCAGTACATCAAAGATGTTCTGATTGATGTGCGAAGAGAAACGAAAGAAATTAATCAATTGATTGACAATCATTCGCAGAGACTTGCGCAGATTGAAGAACAAGTCAAATCCGCATACATACGCATCGAGCATCTCGAAAAGCGGATTGATAAAGAGTTTTAAGGGAGTGAGAAGATGGCACAAAAAAGCGGCTTTTTCAACGCATTAATGACAAACGGCATATATGACCGCACATACAATGCGAATGACTACTGCGACAATCTCGCGGTTGTAATTTCAAGCGGTGTTCTGCGCAGCTCCGCTGATGATTTGAAGGTTACATCAAGCGGAATGGTTTGCACTGTGGCGGCAGGCAGAGCATTCATCAAGGGACATTATTATTACAATGATTCTCCGCTGACTTTCGCGGCGGCAACTGCGCCGATCGGCGGTCAGAGGTATGACAGAATCTTTCTTCGGCTGAACACTGATGTGTCAGTGAGAAGCATTTCTCTTGTGTATGTGCAGGGAACGGCTTCAAACACTCCTGTCAAGCCGTCTCCGACTCGCAGTGACAATGTATATGATTTGTGTCTCGCTGACATATTCGTTGATACAAATGCGACTTCCGTCACAGTTACGGACACAAGAGCAAATGCGGACTTGTGCGGATGGGTCTATTCAACTTCGGGAGATGATTCATTCTTCACAACGCTTGATGACAGCTTCAACGAGTGGTTTGAAAGCGCAAAAGACACTCTGTCAAGTGTTACGCTCTTCAAGCGGTACAATTGGACTTCTGTTCTTCAGCAGGCGGCAAAAATAGTCACATTCAACATTCCGCAATGGGACGCTGACACTTGTTTTCTCGAAGTGTATGTCAACGGCATACTTGAAACACAGGGAACAGATTACACGGTAGCAAACAGCAACATCACATTCAAAGGCACTCTGACTGTCGGAACAACCGTGACTGTTAAGGTGTACAAGTCCATTGACGGAACAGGCATTCAGTCTGTCGCAGACGAAATCACCGAATTGCAAAATCAAGTTGCCGCAATTGAAGGAGTGGCAGAGTTTACATACAAATGCATCAATTCAAATGACAATGTGACGCTTTCGCAGATTGCGCAGGCGATCTACAACGGCAGTTATACGGCGGCAAATGTCACAGCGCAGGCGGCGGCATTTCTTGCAGGATTGGGCGGCAATACATATCTTGCAGCTCTACCCAGTGATGCGCAGATTACAATCAATGTCATCGGCACTCTCGGTGCATCAACTGCGTTTGCAGGCAGTGGCACAACAACAGATAGATACAAGTGGTTTTCTCTCGGCATTGATGCAACGTCTGAAAAGAAAGTCATTTTTGACTTTGCGAATTGCAGTAAAATCGTAATTTGGGGAGCGACAGGCACAGATAACATTGTATTCTACGGTACTGATATGCACATCAAAAACGTGAACATATGGGCGCGGTGCAATGATTCATCGTGTGCGTTTGAGATGGTGGCAGGACGGTACAATTACGGTCAGATCACTGTTGAAGATAGCCGCTTGAGAATCGACACAACAGGAAAAGCAATTATCGGCGAAAACGGCACTTTCTTCAACTGCTATACATACGCATCATCGTCCGACACTCATGCGCTGAACTTCTGTCCGACAACAGACAGTCTTGTGCGAGTCATCGGCGGCACACATTACGCCTACACTGCATCTGCCAACGCATCAAACATTTCTGCGATATTCTACACATACGCAACAGAATCAAATGCGGTCATCATTGCGCACAGCATCAATTGTCCGATGATCGCAAAAACAAACTTCTATCAAAAATATTTGTCGGTCGCTTACGCAGGCAAAACGTACATCAACGGCGCAACAAGCACTCTGACGAACGCAGGAACATACAACGAGACTGCGGGACTCATTGCAAAAAATAAGAGATAACAAAAAGCGGAGAAAATTCTCCGCTTTTTTGCATTATTTGCGGTGATTTCAAACATCGCATTGATGTAATGTTCGGAATGCCCGCGAGAATCCCGACAATATTTCAAAAAATTAAATCAGCCAACATATGTCAAGCGAGATTTCACCGCCGTCAATCCTTGTATACTCTATGCTTTCGATAATAGTGCGCAGTATGGTATTTCTTTCGCCTGTCGATAATTCATAATAACTGTCAAACACGTTTTTCAAAATCGGCACAGACTTTTTAATTGTCTCGGTGTCATTCTCTTCGTTTGCTTCTTCCGCTTTGCGTTTCTTTTCTTTCAATTCTTCCAATTCTGCGACCAATTCGGTCTTGCGGTCAATGTATTCTTCAATGCTGTCAATGCCTTTTTCAAATGCAATCTTTGCATTTTTCATCTGCTTTTCTTTTTGCTCAATTGATTTCTCAATGTTTTTGATTGCTTTTTTTGCGGCGGTTTCTTTTTTTGTGATTTCGACTGCATAGTTGTCGAGAAAATAGGTATAGTCATCAAATCGTTTCTTTACATCGTCAATGACAAGCTTCTCGACCGCCGAAAGCACTGCGGAAGTTGCCGAACAGGAATGCCCCGAACATACAAGCCGAGTTTCTCTTGTCACTGGGGCAAACTCGGTGACCGCTTTGTCATACTTGTCAGTCTCAATATTCACGGCTTTTTTGATTTCGTGCCATTTTGACACAAACAAGGGCGAGTTTGGGTGAAATCTGCCGACATTGCCGCCGAACCAATCTTGACAATAGTGCTTTTTAACGTTGAGCATTTCCGAAAGTTTACGCGCTGAAAGTTTCGCTTTTTTCTTATGTTCATTAAGAAACTGCAATAACTCATTTTTATCCAATTCATGCACACGCTTTTGAGAACTCTCTCTGCTGTCGGCATTATATACCATTGCTCTGTTGCAAACGGAACACTTGACAAGCCCCGCGAGTGGGTTGCGAGTCTCGTTTCCTCTGCGAGTTGGAGATTCACCGAGTTTTAATTTGCTCTGTACGATGTCAAACTGCTCTTTTGATACAACAGGAGCGTGCAAACCTTTGTAAATCGGGCAGTCATTGTTCTTTCTGCGGAAAGTGAGTTTTTCACCGTCAATCATCTTTTCTACGGTTGTTATTTCGCCATAAGTCAAAAATCCGCAGTATGTTGTGTTTTTAAGTATTCGCTGAATGATGCATCTGTCCCACTGTTTATCGTCAATATATGGAGTGTGGGTACTGTTGAGATGTGATGCAATTTTATAGCATCCGTTTCCGTCTGTGTACATATCAAATATTTGTTTGACAGTCTCCGCATCGGCATTCGGACGCAGTGTGAAGCCTTTTTCATCTGCGACTTTCATTTCCTTGCAAGTCACTCTGTCATATCCAAAGGGCGCAACAGATCCGACAAATTTTCCGATTGATGTTGACCAATGTCTCCCATTCTGCAATAATTCTTTTGTCATTTCAAGATAATCGTTTGCGCGAAGAATTTCGTCTTTGAAAAATCTTTTGTCATACTTGTTTTGCAAATCATAGATTTTCTGCGGTGTCAGAATTTTTGTATCAGTGACACTGAATGTGTCGATTATCGTTCCGCAGTCTTTCAATTCTCCGCGAGACAGACGGCTGACATTTATACATAAAATCCCGCCGATGGTTTCCGTCTCCGTCATTTTCAAAACTTCTTTGAAAACAGGGCGGTTTTTGATTTTCTCTCCCGAAACAACTTCTTTGAATATATGATTTTCGGGGATACGATAGCCGAGATTTGCTTCTGCCCACTGTTGCAGTTGTTCTTCATGACGAGCGAGAGTTTCTTCTGTTGATGCATATCTTCCGTCAATAATATCTTCGCGGCTCTTTCGCAAATAAATGATGATTTTACCGAGTTTGTCAACTTCAATTCTGTAATCGTTCAAGTTGTATTTCATTATATTTCTTCCTTTTTTCAAATTTGTGTCAGCTTTCTCCCGCGCCTTAATATTTTCAGCTTCGTGCCAATACTTTCATTCACAAATATGTCACTTCCTTTTCATTCTTTTCGCAAATGTTGCAATTATGCTGAATTGTGTCATTATGTTGCATTGCTTTAATAATATAGCATAAAAATGCAACAAAGTAAAACGATTTAGCAACATTGCACAAAACAAGGGGGATATTTTTGTACATAACATAGAATCGTGTGTTTTGTCAAGAAAAATGTATCAAACCTATTGCATTTTGTCCCAAAATGAGTATAATAGTATACAGAACAAGGGAACAAGCGTTTCCATAAAAGAAAGGGAAAAAGAAATGAAGCAGTACGGAGCATTCAAAGCGACAGAGTTTTCAAGAAAGCAGATCGGAGTTGTTTTTGCGAAAGCGAAAAGCGGGGCTTTGAAGATTGAAAAGTGGTTCATAAACGAACTCTACACACTCGCTGATTTCTATGGCTACGATGACAACGGAAATGTTGCCGACAACGAAAGAGATGTTCTTGCAATTCTTGACGCAGTTTTCGCCAACAACGAAAACGCGCAGAACATTATTGATGAGACTGAAGCAAAGTGGTTCAGCCGTTACGGAAGAAAAACACAGGCAAAATGCGACAGAAACGCATTTGTCGCATGATTGAATCAAGAATGAAAGAATCCGAGCGCGGCGGTTAAACCGCGCAGAAAGGATACGGCAATGAAAGCAGAAGCAACAACGAAAATCTACAAAAAGGTGTTCGGAATCGAAGAAAATCATTTCAACGTGAATCGAGAGGTTTGCGCGGTGCTTGTGAATTTCGGAGACGAGCGCGGTGACATTGCTGTGAAAAACGACAACTTCGGAACGCGCCGCAAATATGCGGATTTCACGAACGGCAAAAAAGAAGCGGGGCTTCATCCGTTGCAGATCGTTTTCAGCGGTCTTGAAGTTGCGAAAATGCTCCACGAAAGATACATCGGAAAAGACGGCGAAATTCACACTTTTTAACCAAAGCCGAAGGACGGCGGCAAAACCGTCCCACATATGCAGTTGAAAAGCACTGCACTGACGAGCCGCAGAACGGCGAAATGTGAAAGCTTTGCTATCGGCTTAACGGGCAGAAAGGTTGAAACATGAAATTCAAAGTAGGAGACAAAGTGAGGGTCAGAGCGTGGGACGATATGGAGAAAGAATTCGGGCTTGACGCAAACGGAGACATCAAGTGCAGATATTGGTTTACTAAAATGATGCGCAACTTATGCGGAAAGATAGTACAGATAGAAAGCGTTTTCCCGAAATTCGAGACATACTGTATTAAAGATGATTTTCATACTTTCACAGATGATGTGCTTGAAGCCGTTGATTTCAAAGTAGGTGACCGTGTTCGAATTGTCAAAAGAATTTCTCACTGCGCTGAAATCGGCTCGACAGGCGTTATCTGCTATTGCGCCGACAAGAACAATTATTTTAATTACGGTGTTCGCTTCGACAAAGCCAACTCGCGCTTTCATGATTGCGCTGGCAAGTGTGAGATGCATCATGGGCAGTACGTTAGGGCTGACGAAATTGAAAAAATAACAACTTGCGATGAAAAAATCGTCATTACATCAGACGGAAAGACCACGCTTGCGCGGCTGTATGAGAACGGCAAAGTCACGAAAACCGCAGAGGCGAAGTGTTCGCACAGTGACAAGTTTGACTTTGCTGTTGGCGCAAAACTTGCGTTTGAAAGACTGAACGGAAAGACAGAGCCGAAAAAGCTGTTCAACGGCAAAGCAGTTTGCATTGAAACAACAGGTGAATTCGTTACCTACACTGTCGGCAAAATCTACGAATTCAAAGACGGCAAGACCACGCTTGACAACGGCGAGAGTTATCCTGAGAATGGCAACGAGGTGACAAGTATAGACGATTGGAACAGCCGTTATCCGCGCATAGCTTTGGCAAAGTTTCTTGAAATAAAGGAGTAAGCCGTGACACCGTTATATGAAGCGATAATTCGGAGAAAGAACAGAAAAGCACGGCGCAAAGCGCGTTTGAAAAACATTCTGCAAAGCCTTGTCGGAGCTGCGATTCTTTTGCTTGGTGGTTGGGGGCTTGCGTATCTTGCATCAAGTATCTTTGCAATACTGCATCTTTAGTCGGCACATTATGTGTCGAAACGCAACTCGAAGGGGGGTGATGACACAGTGAAGCGAATCAAGCTGAAGCAATTCCGAATCGGACTTGACTATACGCAGGAAGAAATGGCAGAGATGCTTCGCGTTTCTCGCGTTCAGTATGCTCAAATCGAAAACGGCAGACAACTCGGAAAACAGCAGTTTTGGAACAATCTGCAAAATGCATTCGACATCCCCGATTCGGAGATGTGGGAACTCATGAAAAGAAGGGAAGATTGAGAAGATGGAAAAAATCATAGAATTGATTGAAGAAAAGCTACAAGAGCAGGACGCAACAATCAATATGCAGAAATGGCAAATCAGTGATCTGGCGGCGAAACTCGAAGAAGCAGAAAAGACAATCGAAAGAATGAGGAAAGAACATGAAACTGTATGAACTTTCAAACGAGTATCAAACTTTGATGAATCTTGTTGATGAGGACATTCCCGCAGATGTAATCAGTGACACGCTCGAAGCAATTTCGGCAGAGATTGAAGTCAAAGCAGACAACATTGCTTGTATGCTGAAAAATCTTGATGCGGACATAACCGCAATCAAAGCGGAAGAAGAGAGGCTTGCGGAGAGACGGCGAAAAAAGCAAGCATCATATGAATGGTTTAAGCAGTATCTTTCAACGGAGCTGCGGAAAGCTGAAGTTTCGGAAATCGAAACTGCGCGAAACAGAATATCTTTTCGCAAAAGCGAATCAGTTGATATCACCGATGAGGGCGCATTCATCGAATGGGCTGAGGAAAACAGAGATGATTTGCTGACATTTCCACCGCCGAAAATCAACAAGACCGCCGTCAAAGCGGCAATTAAAGACGGCGCGAACATTGCAGGCGCACAGATGGTCGAAAAACAAAACATACAGATTAAGTGATGTGAAAAATACATATGCGCATAGAAAGGGAGTAAGCAAATGAACACAGCTATCACTATTACGGCAATAATCTGTTTGACAGTAATCGCATTAACGATTCTTTCAAATGTAGGGGGTAAAAAATGAATTTTAGAGATTTGACAGCGGATGACATTGAATGCCGTGTGCAGTCGGTAAAGAGAACTGGGGTTGGGCTGTTACTGTACAAGAACGCGAGAGTTGATATGAACATTCTTGACGAGACAGTCGGCACGGAACATTGGCAGAGAGAACACTACGAATGCAAAGGTAATCTGTTCTGCCGAGTCGGTATTGATGTAAACTTTTACATTCCCGAAGCATCCCCGCAGTGGGTATGGAAAAGCGACTGCGGCACGGAAAGCAATACAGCCGCAGAAAAGGGAGAAGCAAGCGACAGTTTCAAACGAGCCTGCTTCAACTGGGGGATCGGTCGGGAACTCTACACTGCTCCATATATATGGATTAGTGACGGCAAGTGCCGCATCGACAACGGCAAATGCAATGACAAGTTTGTTGTCGAAAAAGTTATCATCAAAGACAAGCGCATAACGGCAATATCAATCATCAACGCAAGCACAGGCAAGAGGTGCTTTGTATGGCAGGAGAAAAAAGATGAAACTGACAGGGCAGATTGATGACGTGACAGTCAGTCTCACAGGAAAACCGAAGTTGACTCTTGTCATCAACGAAAAGAGTGATCTGCTCTGCGGGTATGACGATATGAAAGACATCGAAAAGCTTTCAATCGAAATCAAACAGTACAGAGAAAAGCGCAGTCTCAACGCGAACGCTTACGCATGGAAACTCATCGGAGAGATTGCCGACATTGCGAGAGCATCAAAAGAAGAAATCTACTTTGAAATGCTTCGAAGATACGGACAAAGCGAATTGATAAGCGTACTTGCACACATTCCGATTCAGCACTATGTCAAGTATTACGACGAAGCAGGAGAAAGCAAGCTGAACGGCAAACTGTTCAAGCATTATCGAGTTTACAAGGGCAGCTCCGAGTTTGACACAAGGGAAATGTCTGTTTTGATTGACGGCATTGTCGGAGAAGCAAAGGAACTCGGCATTCAAACAGAAACGCCCGAACAGCTTGCAAAAATAAAATCACTGTGGAAAGAGTGACGTGATGAAAAGTGTACTGCAAAACAAGCGCGAGTGCATTTTCTGCCACACAACAAGAGACTTGCATCGGCATCATGTTTTCTTCGGCACAGGATTGCGGAGTCAAAGCGAAAAATACGGCTTGACTGTGTATCTGTGTGCAAGGCATCACAATATGTCGGACAATTCCGTTCATTTCAATCGAGAACTTGACATCGGTTTGAAAGAGTGGGCGCAGGAAAAAGCAATGCGGCATTATTCGTGGTCGAAAGATGATTTTCGCCAATTATTTATAAGGAGTTACCTATGATTGAATATGAAGATGGTTGTGTCGGATGTCCGCCCGAGTTGGGATGTCTCGGAAACAGTTGCCCGAATCGCAAAATCATTCATACATACTGCGATTGTTGCGGCGAAGAAGAACAGCTTTATTGGTACGAAGAAGAACAGCTTTGCAAAGAATGCATAACCGAAAAAGTAATTGAAAGATTGGAGAAAGTCGAAGCATGAACAAAGTAATTATCAGCGGCAGAACAACTTCCGACATTGAACTCAAGACAACGCCGAGCGGCACATCTGTTGCATCGTTTACAGTGGCGGTTGATTATGGATACGGCGAGAAGAAGCAGACATCTTTTCTTGATGTTGTAGCGTGGCAGAAGCAAGCGGAGAATGCGGCAAGATATGTTCACAAGGGTGACAGAGTAATCATTGACGGCAGACTTCAGACTCGCGTATATGAGAGCAACGGACAGAAGCGCAAAGTCACCGAAATCGTTGCAAACGAAATTGAATTCATAGAAACGAAGAAAAACAATGATGCGGCTCCTGCGCCGAGTCCGAACGATGCAAATTTTGAATCACTTGACGATGATGAACTTCCGTTTTGAGAAAGGAGCGAGACAATGAACGATTTGTCTAATTATTGGGAATCAATCCCGACAAGAAAAGCAAGCGCGGCAACATATGCGGAACTGTGCGCAAAGTGGGAATGCTGTGAACGGAAAACAAGAGCAATTCTTCACGAATTAAGTCTGTACGACAGCGGAGATGATTTCATTCTCATCAGATCATCTTCAGTCAAAGGATTTTACCGAACTGACAACAAAGCCGAGATTGAAGCATACAAACGAGAGTGTCTTGCACGGGGGCGAAGTAATTTCGCTCCCATCAAGAAAATCAATCGCGTTTTGAGCAACGGCGCCGCGCAGTTGAACATCGAAAACAATCTCCGCGTAATGAGAGAGAGCGCAGGACTCACGCAAGCCGAAGTTTGCGAAAAATTGAAAATCCCCGTGTTTGACAAGTTTCTTCTGTCGAAGATGGAGAACAATTGTTGTTTACCGACTCCGTATCAGTTGGAGCTGCTTGCGAATCTGTACGGCTGTAATGCGGCGGACTTGGTCGGGATGGGTGTTTGTATTGCCCAAACATAAACGCCGCGCAGAGAGCATTAAAAACAAGTTGCAACACAAAGAAAAGGAGCATTATGAACGAACAGATTAAGAGTGCAATCGAAAGCATTAAGGAAATGCCGTTTGAAGAGAAAATCGGCACAATTAACGAAATCAAAAAACTTTTGAAGCAGATAAGCCCATTCTCGGCAGAGCCTGTCGAATGTGTCCAGTGGGTAAAGTCGGACGAAGTAATCGCAAATGACTATAACCCGAACAGTGTTGCGCCGCCCGAAATGGAGCTGCTTCACACTTCAATACAAGAGGACGGATATACACAGCCGATAGTTGTATGGCAACATGACGGCATATATGAGGTTGTTGACGGATTCCACAGAAACAGAGTCGGGAAAGAGTACAAGGACATAAAAGAACGCATTCACGGCTATCTTCCTGTTGTGGTAATCAATAATGACAGACAGGACAAAGGAGATAGAATTGCTTCGACAATCCGTCACAACAGAGCGAGAGGAAAACACAAAGTCGAAGCAATGAGCGACATTGTAATCGAATTGAAGCGCAGAAACTGGAGCGACAAGAAGATTGCAAAAGAACTCGGCATGGATGCTGACGAAGTGTTGAGACTCACGCAGATAACAGGACTTGCAGAAATGTTTGCTGACAAGGACTTTTCGCAGGCTTGGGAAGTTGAAATGACTCCCGATGAAGATGTAACGGAGTTTTGACATGAAGCGCATTTTTCACCATTTTGAAAAGTGGGAAGATTATCACAACGGAATGTATGACGAGTGCAGAGACGGCAGACAGGAGCGAGTACAGAAAGCAGTTTATATATTAGGGACTCCCGAAGTTTGCAGAGAAGCAATGGAAAAAGTCATTGCAGAATGGAAGATTGCAACGGAGTATAATCTTTCGAATGCTGAAATAAACAGAAAGGCTTGGTTAGGGCAGGCGGCTTGCAATTGCTACGGAAATGTTCACGAAGATGAAACCCGCGAAGCGTGGGGACTGATGACGGAACAACAACGTATCGAAGCGAACGCAATCGCGGGAAAAATAATTAAAGAGTGGTGTGGCAAATATGATTTTGAACATTCGCCGCAAATATCAATTTTTAATGACTGGGAGGGGATATTTTGAAAAAATTGCTTGATATGAATGTCTACGAAGCGGCAAAGAAGCGCATAGAGTGGACGTTCGATAATTTTGAAAGAGTGTATGTGTCTTTCTCGGCAGGAAAGGACAGCACTTGCATGATACACATGGTTGCCGATGAAGCAATAAAGAGGGGCAGAACATTCGGTGTACTGCTGATCGACTTGGAAGGAATGTATAAAAAGACAATCGACCATGCGGAGAGAGTGCACGAAATGTACAAGGACTATTCCGAATGGTTCTGGGTATGTCTCCCGATTCACTTGAGAAATGCTGTATCAGTATATGAGCCGTTTTGGAAATGTTGGGACAAGGATGCAGAACCGCAGTGGATAAGACCGATGCCGAAAGATGTAATAAGTGATGTAAACTACTTTCCCTTTTTCAAGGACGGGATGGAGTTTGAAGAATTTGTTCCGCTGTTCGGAGAATGGTATGCACAGGGGAAGAGCTGCGCTTGCTGTGTCGGCATCCGATCTGACGAAAGTCTTAACCGATACAGAACAATCGCAAACAGATACAAGACACCGAAAGACGGCAAAATGTGGACTACGAAAGTCACAGAACACACATATAACGTCTATCCGATATATGACTGGGCAACGGAAGATGACTGGATTTATCAAGGCAAGAATCCGCATAAGCCATACAACGAACTCTATAACTATATGCATCTTGCGGGACTGACAATTCATCAAATGAGAATATGTCAGCCCTACGGAGATGACCAAAGGCGAGGGCTGTGGCTGTTCCATTTGATTGAACCCGAGACATGGGCAAGAGTTGTTGCAAGAGTAAACGGCGCAAACAGCGGAGCAATGTATATTAACGAAACAGGCAATGTGAACGGATATAGAAAAATCACGAAGCCAGCGGGACACACTTGGAAATCGTTTGCAACATTGCTCATAAACTCTATGCCGCCGAAAACACAGGAACACTACAAGAACAAAATATACAAGTTTGTCAAGTGGTGGGAAACGAGAGGTTATCCCGATGGCATTCCCGATGAAGCAGACTTGCAACTTGAAAGCAAAAAAGATGTTCCGTCATGGCGCAGAATATGCAAATCACTTCTGCGTAATGACTACTGGTGCAAAGGACTTTCTTTCACACAGCAACGCTCAACTGCCTATGAAAAGTATATCGAAATGATGAAAGCAAAGCGAGAGCAGGACGAGGGACAGCAAAAATTGTGGGAAGATTAGGAGTGTTATGAATGGCAGAACGGCGAATGTTTGCAAAAACCATCATTGACAGTGATGCTTTTCTCGATATGCCGCTGTCGGCGCAAGCGTTGTACTTTCACTTATCAATGCGCGCTGACGATGACGGTTTTATAAACAATCCGAAAAAGATACAACGAATGGTCGGAGCGAGTGACGATGACTGCAAGCTGTTGCTGATGAAGCGATTCATCATCGCTTTTGAAAGCGGCGTTGTAGTAATAAAGCATTGGAAAATTCACAATTACATTCAAAGAGACCGCTATAAACCGACAATCTATCAAGAGGAAAAAAACCTGCTTGCGGAGAAGGAAAACAAAGCGTATACAGAATGTATACATGATGGATACATGATGGATACACAGGTTAGAGATAGTATAGAGTTAGTTAAGAGTAAAGATAGTATAGAGGATGCTCCGCAAACAACAAAAACAAAACGATTCACTCCGCCGACTGTTGACGATGTACGCGCTTATTGTGCTGAACGCAACAACAATGTTGATGCTGAACGATTTGTCGATTATTATACGGCAAACGGATGGCAAGTCGGCAAGAATAAAATGAAAGATTGGAAAGCGGCTGTTCGGACATGGGAACGCAATACAAGCAAAAATATCAAAACTTCGTGCAACAATCCCGATGACGGACTTGACGGTATTTTCTGAGGAGATCGAACAACATGGATATTAAAAGCGTTATTGACGGAATCGAACAAGCTTCATTCGGTGCTATCAAAAAGAACGATTGTGATTATATCGGCGAAAACGGACTTCTCTATTGCGGCAAATGCAAAACACCGAAGCAAACGAAAATCGAGGTTTTCGGAGAGACAAAAACGCCGATGTGCCTTTGCAAGTGCGAAAAAGAGCGCATCGACAGCGAAGCAAGAGAAGAACGGCTGAAAAGTCTTTCAGACGCATACAGACATGATTGTTTCTCTGATGCGAGAATGACAGCATGGGACTTTGCGCACGATGACGGAGAGAGTGAACGCATTATCAAAATTGCAAAGAATTATGTGCAGAACTTTGAAAAGATGCGCAGTGACGGAAAAGGGCTTCTGTTCTTCGGCAATGTCGGCGGGGGAAAAACATTCACAGCCGCTTGCATTGCGAACGCAGTAATTGACAGATGCTTCAGTTGCAAAATGACAAACTTTGCCGATATAGCGAACACTGTTCAAGGGATGCTTGACGGAAAGCAGAAATATTATGACGGGCTTATGAAATATGATCTGCTTGTTATTGATGACTTGCTTGCCGAGAGAAAAACAGAGTACATGAGCGAGATTGTTTTCAACGTCATTGACAGACGCTACAGAAGCGGACTCCCGATGATTGTAACAAGCAACTTGACATCGGAAGAGCTGCGCAATCCTGCCGATGTTACACATCAGCGCATATTCAGTCGATTGCTTGAAATGTGTGTCCCGATTGAAGTCAAGGGCAAGGACAGAAGAAAAAAGATTCTCAAAGATACATATAGTGAGTATGCCGATTTGTTGGGGCTGAATCAATAATTTCATGTTTACAATTCATTAAAAAGGCATAAAAACAATAGACGGTGAGGTGAAACTATGAAACATACAAAAGGCGCACTTCGGCAAATGCAGTCTTTGCCGCTGTCAGCGAAAATTCTGATGACAAAGCGGCGTATAAAAGATTGGTATGACTATTGGGACGGTCAAGTGTATGTGAGTTTCAGCGGCGGCAAAGACAGCACTGTTCTTCTACACATTGCCCGTGAAGTATATTCGGATATCGAAGCTGTATTTGTCAACACGGGGCTTGAATATCCCGAGATTCAGAAGTTGGTCCGAACCTTTGATAATGTCACAATCCTGCGCCCGAAAATGCGCTTTGATGAAGTTATCCGCAAGTATGGTTATCCGATGATAAGCAAAGCAGTTTCAAATTGTGTGAGGGGCGCAAAAATGGGACAGCAAAGCCGAATAAATCTGCTCAACGGTTTAGACTGCGATGGATCAGATAGACATAGCAAATTTTCAAAAGCAAAATATAAGCCTCTTTTAGACTGCGATTTTGAAATAGGCGATATGTGCTGTGATGTGACGAAGAAAAAACCGTCATATGATTTTGTGAGGCGAAGCGGGAAAAGACCAATACTTGCAACAATGGCGAGCGAAAGTATGCTCCGCGAAAAAAACTGGATTAAAAACGGCTGTAATGCATTTGAGGCAAAACATCCGCAAAGTATGCCGATGTCATTTTGGACTGAGCAGGACGTGTTGTGGTACATAAAAGAAAACGACATCCCGATTGCTTCCGTATATGGCGATATCGTATGCAAACATTGTGATAACTTCAAAGACAAATTACGGTACATAGAACTGCCGTGCAAGGTGGGTGATACTGTCTATTATTTTAAGGGTGGATACTATTTAGGGGACAAAAATAGATGGAAAATTACGCCGATAAAAGTAACAGAGTTTAGTATAAAAATGAACAGGTCGGGTAAAGTGCTACCTTTGAGCATTATAGCAAATGGAACACGATATGCGATATCAAGCATAGGCAAAATTGTATTTCTGTCTCGTAAAGAAGCAGAAACGGCATTGAAAGAGAGGGAGATAAAATGAGTAAATACGGAGATAATTGCAAAGCCTGCGAGAAGTGCGAAAAGAACAACGGGGGAAACTGCACTGTTTTCAAAACGTGCAAGACATTCCGAAGATGGTTTTCGGGAGCGTGGAACGAAATAAAATACATAACGGAGAAAATAAAAGATGACAAAAGCAAGTCTTGAACGGAAGAAGAAGAACTTCAAAAAAATTTACGGCACATCATATGTTGCGGAAACGGGAAAATATCAGCCGACAGAATTCACAATCGCGCTTGAGTATGACCGCGAAGGGAATTGTTTTTCGATAAATGACGGCATACGCAAGTGGACTGTCTGCGCATCAGATGTCTTGTCTATTTTGTTTTGAATGTGTCAAAACGCAACTATTTGAAAGGGAATGATGATGAAATTACTCGAATTATTCTGTGGAACGAAATCAATTTCAAACGCATTCGCGGAGGAGGTATAAAAAATGAAAATCAAACTTGACGAATTCGCATTCATGCCCGAAAGGGCGCATTCAACCGATGCGGGGCTTGACTTGAAAGCCCCGCACAGCTTCACAATTTCCCCACATAGTGCGGTGATTGTTGACACAGGCGTTCATGTGGAACTTCCGCGCGGAACGGTCGGAATGCTGAAAAGCAAAAGCGGCTTGAATGTGAAAAGCAACATCACAAGCGAGGGTGTTATTGATGAAGGATACACGGGGAGCATCGTTGCAAAACTTTACAATCACGGTGACGAAGCTGTTCTCATTGACGAGGGGCAGAAAATTACACAGCTTGTTATTTTGCCCGTTATCATTCCCGACATTGAGATTGTCGAAGGATTGACGGACACCGAGCGCGGCGCAAACGGATTCGGAAGTAGTGGGAAATGAAAAGCGAAGAATTAAAAAAAGCTTTGCTTGAAGAAACTCCCGTTGCGATTGACGGAATGACTTACGCAAAAATAAACGCGATTATATATCGCAAACGCAAAAACAGCATTGCGGTTTTTGCGGAGCTGCTTGACCGTTGCGGTAATAGCGTGACGATTGTCCGCGCAGAAGATGTGAAAGAGGTGAAAATTTGAACGGATTCAAAATCGAAGCAAAACTGCCGTCTATGAATGAATATGTGCGGAGCTGCAGGGCAAACAAGTACAGCGGCGCAGAATTCAAAAGAAGCATTGAAACACTTATCGGATATAGCATCACAAGAGGAATATCAAGAGGAATGCTCAAGCCAATTGACAAGCCGTGCGAGATACACATATATTGGCACGAAGCAACACGGCGCAGAGACGTTGACAACATTCAATCAGCGCAGAAATTCATTCTTGACGCGCTCCAGCATTATGGCATTATTAAAAACGATAGCAGAAAATATGTGAAGCAAATACATCATACAATTTGCGACAACACAAAAGATTTTGTGATTGTAAACTTGTGCGAGGTAGAGCGATGACAGACAATGTGAATCATCCGAGCCATTACGAAACAGGCAAGTTTGAATGCATTGATGTGATGCTTGAAACTCAGGGCATTGAAGCGACAAAACACTTTTGCATCTGCAATGCTTTCAAGTATCTGTACAGAGCAAATCGAAAGAACGGCATTGAAGATGTCAAAAAAGCAGAATGGTATATTCACAAATACATTGAATTGAGTGAGGGGAACAACAACGAAAATAATTGACTTAAAAATTGACAGTCTCAAAGAATAGACAAAAAGAGAGGGCTTTCCCTCTCTTTTTTGTGTCGATATGAAACATTATTTTTGATAGAATAGATTTAAACGCAGAATACTGCGACATATTGACACAGGGGTGATATTTTGAAAATTAAAGACATATCAATTTCGTGTATTCACGAATATGATAACAATCCGAGAAACAACGAAAAAGCGGTTGATGCTGTTGCTGAAAGCATAAATCAATTCGGTTTCAAGGTGCCGATTGTAATTGATAAAGATTGTGTGATTGTCGCAGGGCATACAAGAGTAAAGGCGGCAAAGCAAATCGGAATGACATCTGTTCCTTGCGTTATTGCAGACGATCTGACCGAAGAACAGTTGAAAGCATACAGGCTTGCGGATAACAAAACGGCAGAACTTGCCGAGTGGGATTTTGAGAAGTTGCACGAAGAACTGAAAGCATTAAACGCATTTGATATGGACATTTTCGGCTTTGATACCTTGCCCGACATTATGAACGAGATGAACGATTCAACCGAAATATCAATTGATGATATCCTCGATAAAGAAGAGACAAAGACAAAGCGCGGGGATATTTGGTTATTAGGGCAACACCGTCTGATATGCGGAGACTGCACCGACAAGGATATAATTGCACAGCTTATGGACGGAGCAAAAGCGGACTTATTATTGACAGACCCGCCGTATAATGTAGCGATTGAGAATAGCGCAGGAATGACAATTCAAAATGATAATATGAGCGACACTGCATTCTATGAATTTCTGTTCTCGGCGTTTTCCGTTGCAAACACAGCGATGAAAGAGGGGGCGGGATTCTACATATGGCACGGCGAAAGCGAGGGGCTGAACTTCCGCAAGGCTTGCAATGCTGTAAAGTGGAATTTGAAACAATGCATAATTTGGGTAAAAAGTCAAATCACCATAGGAAGACAAGACTATCAGTGGAAACATGAGCCGTGCTTGTATGGTTGGAAAGGCGGTGGAAGTCACTATTTCATAAAGAACAGAAAGCAAGCAACGGTTATTGACGAGGATATTGATGTTGAATTTATGACAGCGGAAGAGCTGCGCAAAGTGATAACTGACATAATGGAGCAGTCAAGCATTCTCCGAGAGGAAAAACCGCAAAAGAATTCAGATCATCCGACAATGAAACCTATTCCGCTGATAAAGAAGCAAGTAAAAAACAGCACACGGAAAAACGGAATTGTGCTTGATATTTTCGGCGGTAGCGGCACAACTCTCCTTGCCTGTGAAGAATTAAGCCGAATTTGTTATATGGTGGAACTTGACCCGAAATATTGTGACGTGATAATTAAGAGGTGGGAAACGCTGACAGGAGAAAAAGCCGTCAAAATAAATTAAATCAAGAGGGCGGGCTTTCCGTTCTCTTTTGTGTCTTTACGCCGCGTTTAATCAAATCACTTGACAAAATGACACTTTGGTGGTATAATCGCGTTAGGATAAGAGAATACGTCAAAAAAACAAGGTGCGGACATGACTATTTATTTCACAAAATAGACCGTTAAATGCGATTGATTTCGACAGCCTTGTTTTTACTTATATAGTGGGTGAAAGAATGGCAAAAGCAGGACGCAAAAGTAAATATGAAACGCACATCAAGCCATACTTCCCAAAAATCAAAGAAGCGGTTGACAGAGGTGTTGAAGAGAATCAAATCGCAAAGAGTCTCGGAGTAGGAACTTCTGCTTGGTGTGATTACAAAAACAAATATGCGGAATTTGCGGAACTCTTAAAAAGGGACAAAGATGCGACAGAGAAGATTCTCGAACAACTCGACAGCGCACTGCTCAAATGCGCTTGCGGCTATGACTATGAAGAAAAGAAGAAATATATCACAGAGGGCGCGGATGGCAAACGCAAACACACAGAAATCACAACAAAGCATCAGCCGCCGAATGTGACTGCGATTTTCGGTGCATACAATAGATATGACCCGAACTACAAGAAAGATCGAGCATATTATGAACTGAAAAAGCAAGAGTTGGAACTGCGCCAATCAATCGCAGAAGCGCAGAATTTTGGCTTGAATTTTGATGAGGATTGAAATGTATAGTGTTTATAAACACACTTGCCCCAACGGAAAGGTGTATATAGGAATTACATCTCAAGAGCCGAAGCACAGATGGAACAACGGCAACGGCTATCGAGAGAATGAATATTTCTTCCGAGCAATAAAGAAGTATGGGTGGAATAACATCAAGCACGAAATTCTGTTTGAAAATCTGTCAGAGTCTGATGCGGAACTGAAAGAAATTGAACTTATTTCTCAATATAATTCGCAAGACAGAAGTTGCGGCTACAACAGACACGCAGGCGGGAAGATCACTCTTCAATTCAGTTTGGAGAGCCTTCTTGATGAAAAATACAAAAGCTACGACGAAATACAGAAAGACCGAGCATTGCGGAATGTATTCGATGCTGTTGTCAAAGCGGCTCTTGGACACACATACACAGAGACAGTTGTGATATACACATATGACGAAAACGGCAAGCGAGTGAAGCAGAGTGAGCAAGTGATTGAAAAAACGCAGAAACCGAGTTATTTTGCGATTTGTCTATTGCTCGAAAAATACAGAGATGTTGAAATCGTAAAGCCTATTGCAGAGAGGTTGAAAGCATTAAAAGAAGCAATCGAAAATGAATAAAATTGTGAAATACTGAGCATAAGAGAGGTACAACATGGCAGACGAAAGGCAATATTATTGTTTTTGCGATGATAATTGCAAGTTTCCGACAATGACAAGCGAACAGATTCTTGCGGCTATCGCAGAAGCAACGGGAAACACTCCGACAAGTGTTGATGATGCTTTTATCACCAAACTCAAGGAGATGAACACAAGCGGCAATTTTACTGTTTGGGTAGGCACAAGCGCGGAATATGCGGCGATTGTAGCAAGCGGGGGACTTGTTGAAAATAGACTTTACATCACAACGGATGATTCGTTTGCAAGCGATGTCAATGCCGCAATTGAGCAGTTGCAGACGCAAGTTGCGACACTCTCGGCATCAACTCTTGAAACTGAGTGGGTAGCGATAAAGCGCGGCACAATAAATATGACAATCGGATATTATAAGCAAGTCGGCAATATGTATACGATATCGCTTGATTATAATCCTGTGATGTTCAACGCCGATTTTGATACTACACACGAAGATTCCGTTGATTTGCCGATAACGCTTTCAACACCGAAAACGTACTTCAACGATGTTTCCGCACAGGGGGTAACTTCGGGTACTGTAGGGATAAATTATTATGCTTTGCCTGCCGAAATCCGCAAAAACAAGATAACATTTCATCATGCACGCGAACAAACTACAGAAGTTAAACTTGTAGTCACTCTTCCGAAGGCGGTGAGCTGATGGCATATATTAACGGAAAAAACATCCCGTTTGTATACGGGAGTTTCGGAGCAGATGTTTCTTTCGGCATCACTTCTGCGACTGTCGGTCAGATTGTTAAGTTGAAAGTAAAGACGATTGACAGCAACGGCAAACCGACTTCGTGGGAAGTGGTTAATGATGAAAGCAAGTAAAGGAGAAAACAATGAAAACATTCGGAATTGATGTGTCAGCATGGCAGAAGGGCTTTGACTTCGCCAAAGCAAAAGCAGAGGGCGCAAAGTTTGCGATTCTGCGCGGTGCATATTCTTGTCCCGCTATTGAATCAAACGGCGGTAAAGACACTGAGTTTGAATCGCACTACGAAAAAGCAAAGGCACAAGGGCTTTCTGTTGGCGTTTATCAGTATTCAATGGCGCGGACGGTTCAGCAGGCGAAGCAAGAAGCGAAATTTCTTCTTGACAATGTGCTGAAAGGCAAGCAGTTTGAACTTCCGATTTACATCGATGTTGAAGATGCTTGTCAGAAGAAACTCGGGAAAAGACTTCTCACCGACATTGTGAAAGCATGGTGCGAATATCTTGAGCCGAAGAAATTCTTTGTCGGCATTTACGCTTCAAAGTCATTCTTCGATGAATATCTCTATGACGCAGAACTCAAGAGATATAATCATTGGGTTGCGCAGTGGGCAAGCGAATGTACATACGAAAACAAATCGATCATGGGAATGTGGCAGTTTGGCGGCTCAACGAATGCGATTCGTTCAAACACAGTCGCGGGAGTCACTTGCGACCAAAACTATATGATGTCGGATTTCGCTTCGGTGATAAAAAGCGAGGGATTGAACGGATTCACTGTAAAGCCGAAAGAAACGGTTTACACAGTTGTTGCGGGAGATACTCTCTCAGCAATTGCTGAGAAGTACGGCACTACATATCAGAAACTTGCAGAATACAACGGCATTGCGAATCCGAATGTGATTGTTGTCGGTCAGCAGATTAAAATCCCGAACGGAGCTGCGAAAGCAAAAACGGCAATAAAAGCGGGAGACACAGTGCGTGTTGTCAATCCTGTTGCATACGGCACAAACACAAGATTTCAGTTGTGGCATGACAAATACATTGTCTATGAAATCAACGGAGACAGAGCGGTCATCGGCGTAAACGGTGTAATAACTGCGGCAATCGCAGTCGGGAACATCGAAAAAGTATGAAGCCGCTCAATCAACCGCATGAATTGTATTTGACAACAGAGTTTCGTGCGCTTCGCTCAGACTTGATGAACAGGCGCACGAACTCTGCGGGATTCTTGCTGTGCGAGGAATGCGGAAAGCCGATTCTCAAGAAATATGACTGCATTGCGCATCATCATATTCCCGTCACAACGCTGAACATGAACGATGCGTCAATCACGCTGAATCCCGACAACATAAAGCTTGTGCATTTAGACTGTCACAACCGCATTCATGCGAGATTCGGACACAACGGGCGCAAAGTGTACATTGTACACGGTGCGCCGCTGTCGGGCAAAACGTTATATGTGAACACGCATAAAGGCAACAGCGATCTGATTGTTGATATCGATAACATATGGGAGTGCATAACAGGCAGTGACAGATATGTCAAGCCGAATGCGCTGAAGCAAGATATGTTTGCCGTGAGAGATTGCCTGCTTGACTGCGTAAAGCGGAGAATAGGCAGTTGGGAAACGGCGTGGATAATAGAGAGTTTGCCTTTTCGCACTCCGAGAGAAGAAAGAGCGCGGCAATGCGGCGGCGAACTCATTCACATTGACACGGACAAAGAAACTTGTCTCAACCGCTTGTATGTCGATGACAGCAGACCAAAAGAGCAGTGGACGAAATACATCAATGATTATTTCGTCAGCTTTCAAGAATGAATCTATCTTACCAACCGATATATCCTCCTTTCTATCCGATAGCGCGGCGGTGAAATAATACCGCGCTGATTATAACATTAGCGGGGAAAACGATGAAGATTATCAAAGCGGATTTGCCGAGCGAACTTGCGACATTGGAGCTGCACACATTCGCTGATGAACACATCGGCGATATGCACTGCGATGTTCCGAGACTCAAAGAGCGCATTGCATATGTCGCAGATACAAACAATGCGTACTGCGTGTTGAATGGCGATATTCTCGACTATGCGTCACGCAGTAGCATCGGGGACACGGAGTCGCGCACACTCAACATCATGGAACAGCTTGAAAGAGCCGTTGAACTGTTTACTCCGATAAAAGATAAAATAATATGCATCACAAACGGCAATCATGAAAATCGCGCATATCGCAAAGAGGGAATTGATATGTCAAAGATGATTGCGATGCAATTGGGGATCGATGACAGATATTCGCAAACGTCAGCATTTGTTTTCTTGCGCTTCGGCACTCCTTTGCATAATCACGGAGACAAAAAAAGAAAGATGCTTTACACACTGTATGTGAATCACGGTAGCGGCGGCGGACGGAAAGAGGGCGCGAAAGCAATAAGACTTGCAGACATGGCAAGCATAGCAGATGCGGACATTTACATTCATTCGCACACTCACTTGCCGATGATTATGAAACAAGGCTTTTTCCGAGTGTATATTGCAAACAGTGCTGTTGCGAACGCAACAAAGCTTTTTGTGAACACGGCAAGCAATCTCGATTATGGCGGGTACGGAGCTGCACAAGAATTCAAACCGAATTCAAAGGACACTCCCGTCATCTATCTCAACGGCAAAACAAAAGAGATGAGCGCGAAACTTTAACTGCTTGCTTTTGCAAGCATTTGGCGGTTTAGCATAAGAAATATCCCCCCGATAAAAAATTTTTCAAACACGGAAAAATAC